ATCAGTGAAAACATGGCAGCAATGCTCACTAACGGTAAAGCAAGCTGGTCAGATTTTACGCGATCAATTATGTCCATGCTTACCCAAATACTGATGAAGCAGGCGCTGGTGGGAATGGTGAACTCGGCCACGACGGCAATGGGCTTTGCCACCGGCGGTTACACTGGATCCGGGGGGAAATACGAGCCTGCCGGGGTGGTTCACCGTGGCGAGTTCGTATTTACCAAAGAGGCAACCAGCCGCCTCGGCGTGGGCAATCTCTATAACCTGATGCGGGGTTACGCATCGGGTGGCCTTGTCGGTGGTGGGTCAACAGCCGTCGCCGCGCCTTTTGGTGTCAGCGTCTATGCGCCTGTGTCCGTCACCTCCCCGCAGAACGAAACGAAGCAACCACCCGGAGACCAACTCGGGCGGGCTTACCAGCAGGTCATTACGCAGGCTGTTAATGATGGCATTGCTAAAGCAGTGCGTCCTGGCGGCCTGATCTGGAACGCAACCAGAGGCAGATAATACATGGCTATTGAATCCTTTCCCTGGTCCATTCAGTCGGCCAGTCAGCCCACAACTAAAAGCACCGACACGATCCGTAAAGTTCAGTTCGGCGACGGTTATACGCAGGTCAGCGGCTCAGGGCTGAACAGCGAGACCCTGACCTACGAATATTCCTTTACCGGGCGACCAGAACTGGGCCTGCAGATTTATGCTTTTCTCCGGCGTCATAAAACAAAATCCTTCTCGTTTAAACCGCCTTTCGGTGATCTCGCTTTATGGCGGGTTGAGGCTGACAGCCTTCAGAAAATCATAAAGAGCAAAACGGTAATGACAATTACTGCAACCTTTGAACAGGCGTTTGCACCATGATCAACAGCGATTACCAGAAACTTGAGCCGGGCGACACAGTCCGGCTTTTTTCTGTCGACGGCACGGCATTCGGCGTGGGGGAGGTTATGCGCTTCCACAGTCACAGCATTCCCCATTCTGAAGCTGAAATACTCGCCGCCAACGGTAATGAATCAAAACTGGCTGCAAAAAGCATCTGGTGGCAGGGTCAGGAATATAAGGCCTGGCCGTGTGAGATTGAAGGGATAGAAAAATCGACGGGGGGCGAAAGTGCGCAGCCGGTCTTTCGTGTTGCCAATCTTGATGGTTCTGTCACGGCGCTGTGCCTTGCGTATGACGATATGCTGCAGGCGAAGGTCACTATTCATGACACGCTGGCGCAATACCTCGACGCGCGTAACTTTCCCGGCGGAAACCCGACGGCAGATGCCACGCAGGAAAAACTGCAGGTCTGGTATATCGACGCGAAAACCTCTGAAACCAGTGAGGTGGTGGAGTTCGCGTTATCGAGCCCCATGGATTTGCAGGGACTGATGATCCCGACACGCCAGCTTCATTCCCTCTGTACCTGGTGCATCCGTAATAAATACCGTACCGGTGATGGCTGTGATTACACCGGGACGCGATATTTCGACAAAAACAACAATCCCGTGGATGACCCGTCCCGCGATGAATGCAACGGCACGCTGACCGCCTGCAAACTGCGGTTCGGTGAAGGTAACGAGCTGCCGTTCGGCGGCTTCCCGGGCACTTCTTTGATCCGGAGCTGACATGCGTAAAAAGACCATCGCGGACATTATGGCCCACGCCGAAGCGGAATATCCCCGCGAGTGCTGCGGGGTGGTGGCACAGAAAAGCAGAGTGGAAAAATATTTCCCCTGTCGTAATCTCGCTACTGAACCCACAGAACATTTTCACATGTCGTCGGAGGATTACGCCACGGCGGAAGAGTGGGGCACGGTCACCGCCATCGTGCACAGCCATCCGGACGCCACCACGCAGCCGAGTGAAGTGGATAAGGCGCAGTGTGATGTGACGGCGCTGCCCTGGCATATCGTCAGCTGGCCGGAAGGGGATTTACGGACCATCATGCCGCGGGGCGAAATTCCGCTGCTGGAGCGTCCGTTTGTGCTGGGAGTTTACGACTGCTGGGGGCTGGTGATGAGCTACTATCGCCTGACGTACGGTATCGAGCTGGCGGATTACCGCGTCGATTACCCCTGGTGGGAGGATCAGTACCCGGATAATCTTTACCAGGATAACTGGTACGAATGCGGGTTCCGGGAGTTCACCGGCGCGCCGCAGCCGGGCGACGTGGTGATCATGCAGGTTCAGTCGAATAAGTGGAATCACGCCGGAGTATTGCTGGAAGGGAATATGCTGTTGCACCACCTTTATGGTCACCTCAGTCAGCGAGTGCCGTACGGTGGCTATTGGTTAGAGAGGACGATGAAAGTTTTAAGGCATAAGTGTAAATTCATGTAATTTAAAGTTTGATGTGCCACATGCTTGGTAGTTTAGCATCGCCCTGTTATGATTATTTTATTTGGAATAATTAGGGGGTAAAATGGAATTTATTATATTGTCAATGCTGCTTGGCTTGATTCCGGCTGCGATCGCTAAAAGTAAAGGGCGTTCCTTTATTGGGTGGTGGATATATGGTGCTGCGCTATTTATCGTTGCTATAATCCATGCGGTACTAATCAAGCCTGACAACAAAAAAATTGAATCGCGGAATGTTAGTGATAAAAGTTTAAAGAAATGTCCTTATTGCGCTGAGTATATAAAATATGAAGCCATTAAATGTAAGCATTGTGGTAGTGATTTAGAAAATGACGTAAATTTAGATTCGTCAGATATGGATGATAAATGGCTCCCGAGTGTTTATTTTAAACGTGAGGCAGGATCATTTGCCCTTGACAAGCTTGCTGTTGAAGAGTTGGTTAAGAAAATTAAAAGTGAAAGGGCTGCGGTTTCAGAGCTTATTAGCCATGGCGCCTCGGTTGAACTTTCAAAAGAACAACTTAAGCATAAGTATCAAGTTAAAATAGATCGGCTAATTGCAGGGCTTCCTATTGAAATTAGGCCGCTGTTTATTGAACATTATGATTCACTTTTATAATGACCAAAAAACAAAAAGCCCCATAAGTGGGGTTTTTTTATGGAGGTATATTATGCAGGAAATAACAACGAGGATTGAGTTGGGCGGAGTTCTTGGCAAGCAATTTGGTAAAACGCACTATCGTTTAATTAGCACTATTCATGAAGCCCCACGTGCGCTGGCCGCTACGATTAAGGGCTTTGAACAATTTATGATTTCAAGTCACCGGCGCGGGCTAACTTATGCAGTGTTTCGTGGAAAAAAGAATGTCGGTGAAGATGACCTCGGTTTTCCGGTTACTGAAGAAATTATCCGTATTGTTCCTGTTATTCTTGGAAGTAAAAAGGCAGGAGTGCTGCAAACAATATTTGGTGCTGTGCTGGTGGCAATATCAATCTGGATGCCCGGCATCGGGATTGCTGCAAGTAACTTGATGTTTGCGGCTGGCGCAGCAATGACTATCGGTGGCGTGACACAGATGATTTCTCCTCAGCCAGGAGGTCTCTCGAGCAAACAGGATGCCGATAACCGGGCATCTTATGCGTTCGGCGGCGTGACCAATACAGCTGCGCAGGGTTATCCGGTACCCATTGGCTACGGAAAACGCCGTATTGGTGGCGCGATAATTTCCGCCGGGATTTACGTCGAAGATCAGCAATAACCCCCCCACCTTTTATTTCCTCACAGTCACCGCCGCCTGGCGGTTTTTTTATGGGCGCAACATGGCAGAACTTATCAAAGGGCGCAAAGGCGGCGGCTCCAAACAGCGCACGCCGACGGAACAGCCGGACGATCTCCAGTCGGTGGCAAAAGCGAAAATCCTGCTTGCCCTGGGCGAGGGGGAGTTTGCTGGTGGGCTTACAGGGCGCAATATTTTTCTGGATGGTACCCCGATTGAAAACCCGGACGGCTCCCGGAACTTTTCCGGCGTCGCCTGGGATTTCCGTCCCGGTACCCAGGCTCAGCCCTATATTCAGGGCATGCCGGGTTCTGAGAATGAAATCAGTGTCGGCACGGAAGTTTCAGGCACCACAGCCTGGACGCGCACGTTTACCAACACGCAGTTGTCTGCCGTTCGCCTGCGTATCAAATGGCCGTCACTTTACCAGCAGCTGGATAACGGGGATCTGGTGGGCAATTCGGTTGCCTATGCAGTTGACCTGCAGACGAATGGTGGAGCGTGGCAGACTGTTATCAGTACGGCGGTAACCGGAAAGACCACCACGGGTTACGAGCGCAGCCACCGTATTGACCTGCCGCGTGGCGCCAGCACCTGGACATTACGGCTTCGCAAACTGACGCCGGATGCCAACAGCGCAAAAACTGGCGACACCATGACGCTGCAGAGCTATACGGAAGTCATTGACGCCAAGCTGCGTTACCCGAACACCGCGTTGCTGTATATCGAGTTCGACTCCAGTCAGTTTAATGGCAGCATACCGCAGATTTCATGCGAACCGGCCATGCGCGTTATCCGTGTTCCCGATAATTATGACCCGCTGACGCGCACCTATACCGGCACCTGGACGGGCGGGTTTAAATGGGCCTGGACAGATAACCCGGCGTGGATTTTTTACGATATCGTGGTCGCCGATCGCTTTGGTCTGGGCCACCGGCTGACGGCGGCCAATATCGATAAATGGACGCTGTATCAGGTGGCGCAGTACTGCGATCAGATGGTACCGGACGGGCGGGGCGGGAACGGCGTGGAGCCACGCTATACCTGTAACGTCTATGTGCAGGACCGCAACGAGGCTTATACCGTGCTGCGCGATTTTGCCGCCATCTTCCGGGGCATGACGTACTGGGGCGGTAATCAGATTGTGGCGCTGGCAGACATGCCGCGCGATATTGATTACAGCTACACCCGCGCCAACGTGGTCAACGGCGAATTCGTTTACTCAAGCAGCACCACCAAAACCCGTTACACCACAGCGCTGGTCTCTTATTCCGACCCGGCTAACGGCTACGCCGACGCCATGGAGCCGGTGTTTGAACAACCGCTGGTTGCGCGTTACGGATTTAACCAGCTTGAGATGACCGCGATTGGCTGCACCCGGCAGAGTGAAGCAAACCGAAAGGGGCGCTGGGGGATCCTGACCAACAACAAGGACCGCATCGTCACTTTCTCCGTTGGGCTGGACGGTAACATTCCGCAGCCGGGCTATATAATCGCTGTCGCTGATGAAATGCTGTCCGGTAAAGTCACTGGTGGGCGCATCAGTTCGGTAAACGGGCGCGTGATCACCCTCGACCGCGTGCCGGATGCCAGGCCGGGCGATCGGCTTATTCTCAACCTGCCTTCCGGCGCGTCACAGGCGCGGACAATCCAGGCAGTTAACGGCCAGGCCGTTACGGTCAGTATCGCTTACGGAGAGATACCGCAGGCGGAAAGCGTATGGGTAGTGGAATCTGACGAACTGTATGCCCAGCAGTACCGGGTGGTGAGTGTCAGCGACAATAGCGACGGCACATTTACCATCTCAGGCGCGTTTCACGATCCGGATAAGTATGCCCGCATCGATACCGGGGCCATCATTGACCAGCGTCCGGTAAGCGTTATCCCACCGGGTAACCAGTTCCCCCCGGGTAATATCGCCATCAGTTCTTACTCGGTGGTGAATCAGGGCATCAGCATTGAAACGATGCGCGCCAGCTGGAACCCCGCACCTAACGCGATCGCATATGAAGCGCAGTGGCGCCGCAACGACGGGAACTGGGTGAACGTGCCGCGCAGTTCGACCACGTCGTTTGAAGTGCCGGGCATCTATGCAGGGCGCTACCTGGTGCGCGTCCGCGCCATCAACGCGGCGGAGATATCCAGCGGCTGGGGATACTCTCAGGAGAAAGCGCTGACGGGTAAAGTCGGTAACCCGCCGAAGCCGATTAATTTCGCAGCCACCGGCATTAACTGGGGCATTCGCCTCACCTGGGCTTTTCCGCCCAACACGGAAGACACGCTGAAAACGGAAATTCAGTACACGCCGCGTGATGACCACGACGATCCGCTTTTGCTGTCGGATGTGCCATATCCACAAATGGATTACACCCAGCTTGGTTTACGGGCGGGCCAGATTTTCTGGTACCGCGCTCAGCTGGTCGACAAAACGGGTAATGAATCAGGCTGGACCGACTGGATCAGGGGCATGGCTAACGACCAGGCCGCCGATTATCTGGAAGATATTGCCAAAGACCTGCTGACGTCAGAGGACGGGAAGCGACTGACAGAGCAGATTGATTTCAGCCTGGCAGGACAGATGCAGGTCACACTGGCGCAGGTGGAAGGCGCACAGATCCAGTATGAGCAGTTGGGGGTGGCGCGTGCGGAAATCTCCCAGGTAAAAATCACGCAGGTCGATGCGGAAAAATCATTCGCTCAGTTCCAGGAGCTTGTGGCCGTTCAGTTTGGCGATGCTGCTGCGGAAATCAACGAGGTTAAAACCGCACAGGCAACAGCGGATGAGGCGTTCGCGGAATACCGGCTGTCAGTAGCGGCGGATTTTAAAGGCGTTAACAGCAGCATTACCACCATTCAGGAAGCGCAGGCCAGCGCAGAACAGGCCTTTGCCCAGTACCAGACGCAGGTCGCGACGAAGTTTGGCGATCAACAGGCCGCCATCAATCAAAAAATGACTGCCTATGCGGATGCAAACACCGCCAATGCAATTTACACCCTGAAAACGGGTGTGAAATACAACGGCAACTACTACGACGCCGGGCTGTCTGTGGCGGTCATAGCAGACGGTTCAGCGGTAAAAACCCGCGTGGCGATTAATGCCGATCAGTTCGTGATGTTGTCGGGGCAGGGAGGCGTGCAGTATTCGCCTTTTGCCATCGTTAACGGCCAGGTATTTCTCAGTTCCGGCTTCATTCAGGACGGCACCATTACCAACGCTAAAATTGGCAATGTTATTCAGTCGAATAATTACCAGCCTGGCGTGGCGGGGTGGGGCATTAATAAAAGCGGATATTCTGAGTTCAATGAAGTCATCGTGCGTGGAACCATCATCGCGACAGAGGGCCGGTTTTCAATGGCAGGGGTCGGTAATGGCGTGGTGATTAACGGTGCCGGCGTTACGGTTAACCTCAGCAATGGCGGGCGTATCGTCCTGGGAGAATGGTAATGCCGCGTGGTTTATTAATTGACATGAGGGACGGTGGCCCTGCCATGCAAATCACGGCGGGGTTACGCTGCCCGTCGTTTTGTGGTGTGGTTAACGGAAACGGATCGGTATATAACGCCCCCGGTTATGTTCCCGGTTCGGTGCTGGTCTACGCGCCACATCAAACTACCGTGATTTATCCAAATGGTACTAGCCTGGTACCTGCCGTGGGTTGTCTGCAGGGTGCTGCGCAGAATGGTGGCAGTATGCAGATTTCCTCATGGTGGAGCGTGCCCGGATTCAGCAATATTCTCTGGCCGGGCACGATGTGGCAAATCCTGCCGGCATCACAGAGCGGTAACCGCGGGCTTCTGATATCCGACAGTACAGATTTTACCGCCATAACCGACGCCAGTGTCGTGGGACAGTGTGTCTGGCGGGGCCGCGTGACCATACCGGGCAGATGGACCCCTCCCGATACAGGCTGGAACCGTGCCACATATGTCATCTTTGCAAAATGGAGTGCTGACGGGATTGTAGTGGAATACGACGGAAACCAGATCATTGTTACCGGTGAAAGCGAAGATATGGGGTATGACGCAACGGCAACGCTCGATATCGTGATATTCGCAGCAGGTATTCCACCCACTCCCGGAAGAGGATTAAATTTTTTTAACCCTGCCGGCGTCTGCACGTTCAGTACGGCGCGACGCCCCTTTGTCTACAGCAATGCTTATTATCGTCCTTCAAGTGCATGGACAGACATTGGTGATCGTTACGTCATGCTGGGTCGCTATGGGGCCATGTCAGCCATAAGCGGCGGGTGGTGTTACGCAAAGTATCTCGGACTTGTACGAAGTGGAAACGTTTTGCGTGTCGGTAAAGGGCGCACAGCGCAACAATGGACAGATAAATATGCTTTCCCGATAAATGTAATTGCCGGTATAAATGCGTTGTTACTGGAAAGCATGTACTAAAAGTTACTTTTAAATGAAAACCCGCTCAGGCGGGTTTTTTATTGCCTGTAATCAGGAGACATTATGTCCGCAGGAACTCTCAAACTTACCAGTAACTCCACGGCGGTGGTTGGTACCAGTACGTTATTCACCACGGATTTAAAACCGGGCGATTTTATCACCGCGACCATCGGTGGCGTTTTTTACACCTTGCCGGTTGACACCATCACAAGTAATACAGCGGCCACGCTGGTCAGCCCATTCACCGGGCCTACCACCACGGGTGCGGCGTGGGCAGCAGTACCGCGTAAAACAATGAATCAGGTTACCGCCGAACTGGTAAATCAGAGCACGGCGGCAACTCGCGGACTGCTCGCCGAGAAGGGTAACTGGACAAAGTTTTACACGGCGCCGGGCGATATTACGATGCAGTTTGCCGACAACGTGGCACCTGTTTCCGGGCCGGGCTGGCAGAAAATGGCGGGACTGGTCGGCTCATCACAGCAGGTCCGTGGCGCGCTGCCTGCAGCTGCTAATCTGAACAGCTATGGACCAACATCGGAGCTTTCCGGGATATGGATGCAGGGCACATCGAATAATGCGCAGCCAGCCAACAATTTCCCGGAAGCGAATGCTGTGGGTTTCCTTGAAGTGTTCGCAGGCGGGCAATGGGGAGGAACCCAGCGTTATACAGTCCGAAACGGCAATGTTTATATCCGCTCTCTTACTGCATCATGGAATGGGGTGGACGGGCCATGGGGTGACTGGAATCTGGCAGGTGTGAATTCGCGGCCAGGATTTTATACAGGCGACCTGAATTTACTGGTCACTCCCGGCGTATGGTCTGTTACAGATGGTACAACCGGCACAACAAACGGCCCGGTAGCGCCGGGACAGGCCGTAATCTCAACAGGTATCTGTGAGGTAATTCTCAGGAGCAGTGCAAATTCGTTGTTGCAGCGCTTCACCACGATAGCCAGCGGAGCGGGAAACCTTAACCGGACATGGCAGCGCACACTGTCAGGAACAACCTGGTCTCCCTGGGAGCAGCAAGGGGCAAAGGTACTGAGTGATATGGGCCTTGGCGTATCAAGCATGTCATCCATATCCAGTATGGACTGGAACCAGTTTGATTTTGTCAGTGGTCAGGAGTTCTCAGTTGCTGCCAGCAACATGACGAATACCCCGACAGGAATCGATATCACAGGATGGGGCTCGACGCCTGTATGTTTCAACGTAATCGGTGTCGACGGGGCTATTGTCACGGCCGAATGCTGGTTGTCGCATGTCACCAATAGCCTTTTCAGGCGGTATCAGGTTCGAATTTCAGGCAGTAAGGGTTCACGAATTTTTGCTGTACGCCAGATTTGGACAAGTGCCGACGTGGTTCCGGTGGCGAATGGCGGAACAGGGGCCGCTACGCCAGCCGGTGCGCGTACAGCTCTGCAACTCGGCGACTCCGCGACTAAAAACGTTGGCACTGGTGCCGGCACCGTTGCAGCGGGTGACGATTACCGCATTAAAGATGCCGCATCTGTCAAAGGGGCCGGATTTACAGGCGTTATCGATTTCCTTAATTATACGACCTCCGGAGATCCCGGAGAGGCCATCATCCTGCGTGCAGCGCACGGTGTCTCAAACCCGGGCGAGTTTTACAATAATTTCTGGAAGGCATTTGCGCCCGACGGGTCGTTCAGCCGTATGCAGCATTACACGACCTCGTATCACAGCATACGCATGGTTATTGCGGGCGCGACCGGCGGGACAGGTGTTTTCACGTTCGGCCAGACAGGGAATGCCATCGCAAGTGGATCATGGGTCAACTCTGGTTGTGATGAGCGTATTAAAGACGACATTACACCTCTTGAAAGCCCGCGAGATATTTTGATGAATATCAGAGCGGCCACATGGAAATATCGACACAAAGGTGCCGAGGGGCGTTTCGGCATTGGCGTGATTGCTAACGATATAGGGAAATATTTTCCTGATGCGGTAATTAATACCGGCTCCCGCGAGCTTGATGACGGAACAGTGGTTGATGATGTACTGGCAGTTGAGGCAGGTGATTCCGGTGCCATGGTGGCTGTGCATCATGCTGTGCTGCAGTCGCTTGTTGAGGAAAATCGTTCACAACAGCTCGAAATTGAAGCACTTAAATCAGACATGGAAGAGTTGAAAAAAATGGTGGAGAGGCTTATCACCAAATAATTCAGCCCGTTACGCCTGGCGCTTCAATTGATAGCCAAACCCGATATTGATCGGCTTAATGATTGAAACTACTGTATATAAAAACAGTATAACTATCAGGAGTCGATTTTTATGGAATTTTACACGCCAGCAGAACTGCGCGGCATTGTCGCGCTTCCGTTATACGGTGACCTTGTCCAGTGCGGGTTTCCGTCTCCCGCCGCCGACTATGTCGAACAGCGCATCGATCTGAATGAACTGATGATCCAGCACCCCAGCGCGACATATTTTGTGAAAGCGGCGGGAGACTCGATGATTGAAGCGGGTATCAGCGACGGCGATCTGCTGGTGGTGGACAGTTCCAGGACAGCGGAACACGGGGATATCGTGATCGCGGCGGTGGGCGGGGAATTCACCGTTAAGCGCCTGCAGTTGCGCCCGACCGTTCAGCTTAATCCCATGAACAGCGCCTATTCGCCTATTTTCGTGGGCAGCGAGGACACGCTGGACGTATTTGGCGTGGTGACATACATCGTTAAAGCGACAAACTGAAATGTTTGCCCTGGTCGATGTGAACAGCTTTTACGCTTCGTGCGAAACGGTGTTCAGACCCGATTTAAAGGGGCGGCCCGTTGTTGTTCTTTCGAATAACGACGGGTGCGTTATTGCCAGGAGCGCCGAGGCCAAAGAAATTGGCATAACGATGGGTGAACCGTTCTTTAAGCAGCGCGATTTATTCCGGCGCTATAACGTGGCCACGTTCTCCAGCAACTATGAGCTGTACGCGGATATGTCGAACCGGGTGATGACGACGCTGGAAATCATGAGCCCCCGCGTCGAAATTTACTCCATCGATGAGGCATTTTGCGATCTCACCGGCGTGCGTAACTGCCGGAACCTGGATGACTTTGGAAAGGAAATCCGGGCCACTGTTTTGCAGAATACCCACCTCACCGTGGGAGTCGGCATAGCGCAAACCAAAACCCTGGCAAAGCTGGCTAACCACGCCGCGAAGAAATGGCAGCGGCAGACCGGGGGCGTTGTCGATTTGTCGAATGTCGATCGCCAGCGCCGGCTGATGTCCATCGTACCCGTGGAAGACGTCTGGGGAGTAGGGCGGCGCATCAGCAAAAAGCTAAACGCCATGGGGATCACCAACGCCTGCCAGCTGGCTGACACCTCGACATGGGTAATCCGGAAGCATTTTAACGTCGTGCTCGAGCGAACCGTACGGGAGCTGCGCGGCGAACCCTGTCTTGAACTGGAGGAGTTCGCGCCGGCCAAGCAGGAAATTGTCTGCTCCCGGTCGTTCGGTGAACGGGTAACGGAATACGAGCAGATGCACCAGGCAATCTGCAGCCATGCTGCGCGTGCTGCGGAGAAACTGCGTGGTGAGCACCAGTACTGCCGCTATATTTCTGCTTTCGTGAAAACCTCGCCTTTCGCCATCAACGAGCCGTACTACGGTAACAGCGTGTCTGTAAAACTCCTCACGCCCACCAAGGACACCCGTGACATTATTAACGCCGCGGTGCGCTGCCTGGATAATATCTGGCGGGACGGCCACCGGTATCAGAAAGCAGGCGTCATGCTGGGTGACTTCTTCAGCCAGGGCGTGGCGCAGCTTAATCTGTTCGACGACGCGGCGCCGCGCCGGAACAGTGAAAAACTGATGGCGGTTCTGGATCAGCTCAACGCCAAGGGCGGAAAGGGGACTTTGTTTTTTGCGGGGCAAGGCATCCAGCAGCAGTGGCAGATGAAAAGGGACATGCTTTCGCCGCGCTACACTACGCGGTTTTCGGATTTGCTGAAGGTAAAATAGTGGTCAGCATTATAAACGGGCGATCATGGTTTGAGGTATGTCCGCTTTGAGCGAACTGCGGAAGTTCGCAGATGTTGTTACATCTGATGAAGGCATTACTCAAAGGAGGGGATGGTAGTCAACGGGGAGCAGGTCAGGTTAGTATCTTTATACAATTCGACTAAGGGAAAAACGATGAGGCTTTACATAATAGGAAATGGATTTGACATTCGACATGGCTTACCAACAGGATACAAGCACTTTAAGTCGTATGTAGCAAAAAATGACCAAGAACTATATGACGCGATAGAAGAATACATGCCTGCTGGGGACGAGTGGAATGAGTTAGAAAGTGCTTTAGGTGAAATTGATTATGAGCTTATCCTTCAAAACAGTGAGATGTTTTTGGCTTCATACAATACCGATGATTGGAGCGATGCCTATCATCACGATTACCAATATGAAGTAGATAAAATCACACAGATGCTGTCAGCTCGCTTGAAGGAGCAATTCACTGATTGGGTTAAAGGGATTAACATAGCCGATGCTTACAATTCTGAGCAATACATCCCGCCCATACCAAGAGAAAGTCTCTATTTTTCATTTAATTATACAAATACCTTGCAGCAGATCTATGCCGTTCCAGACGCGCAAATCATACATATTCACGGCAATTGTAGTTACGATGACGATCTCATACTTGGTCACAGTTTTAGGGTGGAAAAGCCACTAAATCCATATATAGGACCGGATCAAGATACAAGAATAACAGAGGCATACGACAGCATAAACGAATACTTCGGTAATACATTCAAGCCCAGCGAAGACATAATTAAAGAAGAAAGCGTTTTTTTCTCGTCGCTTAATAATGTGGATGAGGTCATCGTTTTAGGCCATTCGCTTGCCGAAGTTGACGGTGAATACTTCGCTAAAATAAATAAAAGTATCCAAGAAAATGCTCGATGGATAGTTGCTTTATATAGAGGTGAGGAAAAATCAGGCAGCTTAGAAGATTATGATGTCAGAAACTCAAATATTTCTTACGTGCAGTATGAAGATATATGA